AACAACCGGGTCGCGCATGAACACTTGACCGATAAGGCCGTTCAAAGTGCGACGGGTTACGTTATAGAAAACGGCGCGCTTCAAATAAGAATCGTAACGCGCTTTATTTTCCTTCGATTGGTCTTCGGCGTTCGGCATTGGCAAATAAACCGTTCGCGCGCCTTTAATCGTCGGTTCGCCCGAAAGGCAATCGCGAATAAGGTAATATTGCGGAAGAAGCTTCGACAATTCGGGGCGAATAAACGCAACGTTCGGCATTTTGATTTTCCTTTAACTTGGCATGATTACTTTAAACTTCGACGCGCTGCGCTTCGAACCCTTCAAGACGCGATAACGAACCATATCATAACAATGGTCTTCCGCCGTCGTATCAACATCGTCGATTTTCTCTTTGTCGCGCGGTAATGTGGGCAAAAGTTCTATCGAAGCAACGCAATTTGCCATAAAGTATATACCCGGCCCTTCGTTTTTAACAGCGGCTTCTAACCTATCGCGCAACAACTGCAAACCGTTTCGCCGCGAACCGGGCGATTTGTCGGATTCAATCCAGCGAATGCCCTTCTTCGACATTTTAAGTTCGATTGTTTCAACGTCGGATTCCCGAACATCGCGAATCTGATTATCAGCAGGGCCGGGCCAAGGCTGCGACGAAATCCAGCCGTTCGCCATCATCGAAACTTCGCGGTCGATAATGCCTTGCGCAACGTCTGGCGCTGAAAGCTTCAAACCTTTATTCGTACCGATTTCGGTTGCGCCGTACCATTCGAAGATTTGAATAAGCGAACCGGCAGGCGGGCAAAACGAATAAACTTCGTCGCCGATTACTATTTGCGCTTCTTCGCCGTTGGCTTCGGCAAACCAGCCCACACTAAACGGATGCGAACTGCCCCAATCCAAAGCCCTATCAATGCGCCAGCTTTGCGGAACAACGAAGCGCGGTACGACGTGAATATGCGATTGCCAAAGGTCATCAAGCGCGCCGCCTGCGGTAACATCCCAATCGCCATAAAGCCAAGCCTTACGCAAATTCGGGTCTTTGATGCTTTCCAGTTCGGCAACGTATCCGGGCGGAAGATACTTGTTTTCGCGATATGAACCGAAGATAGCGACTTGGGTTCGAACGACGGTTTCGTTTTGTTCCGTCTGCGGGTTATAGATTTCGACGGAAGTACGAACAACAGTACCGCGCGGGGCTACGTTGATAAAACGACGCTTAACCCAATTATGGCCGGGGCCGTTCGGGTTCGTCGTACTGAAAACTTCTAGCGGAATCGGCGGAAGCGGAAGACCGTTCGGCGTTAAATATTCGCCTTTGTCGTTCTTAGGCGTGTTTAATATCGGGTCGAATGAACTTCGATTAACCGACATAAACTTATCGTAAAGTTCCGACGAAGCATGTTTGGTTAATTCGTTCCAGCCTAGAAACGGGTATTCGTGCCCGTGGAAGCCTTCGTAATCCGAAACCTTTTTAACGTGGCGAAACAACAGTTCTTCGCCAGTAGGCCAAACCCATTTATAAGCCGAAGTCGATTCGTAGAACTTCGCACCGTCGCCGAATTTGCCGAACCATTTTTTCGATTCGGCAACAAGCCCGCCCAAATGGTCAAATTCCAAATCGAAGATAACGCCGCGCCAGAATTGGCCGTAGCCTTTGCCGACATGGCGAAGGAAGCGCATAAGTTGGGTAACGGTCTTGCCGGGGCCGCGTGCACCTTCGTATAGCGTATGGTCGCAATGGGAATTAAACGCGAAGTCTTGCGAACCCGGCAATGCCTGCCAAACAACTTCGTAATTAGTGTTTGCTTCGGCTAACATTCTGCAATTCCCGTTGTTGCGCCAGCAAATCCGATTCCCATTTTTCCTTATCTGTTGAATAGTCGGAAGCTGCGATAACTTTAGGAATAAGAACCGTTACATTCTGCGAAGGCGCTTCTTTTTTCTTTTTCCCTTTAACTTCGGCGTATATTTCAATTGCGCGAATTCTATCCCGCCAAGTATCAGCAGATTCTACGGCTTGTTTTAGTTTTTCTTCTAAATAAACATCATCGTCATCTTTTCCAGATTCGGCGATTTCGGCTTTCTTCAATTCGGCAATCATCGCCTTAACTTCGGCGTCGTTATGCCACATCGAAGCGATTTGCGCGGCGCGATTGAAATTGCCGGGATGCACCAATTGCCCGGCTTCTAGCGGGTTCATATTCGCCGAAATCATCGCTTGCGCGAATGCGGCTTTTTCTTCGGATTCGGTCATAGCGGGAAGCCTTCAAATGTCTTTGCCCAACTATACCGCAAACGGCCTTGCCTGTCAGCCTGTTATTGCTTTTCGCAATTCTTCGACCATGTTTCGTTATGTGCCAGAATTTGCCGCGCGGTTCCGTCGGTTAATACGTCTTTCTTCGAAATCAAAATAGGTTGAACCCATTTGCAAGCGGTATCAATTACGACCGTTTTTGTTTCGGTTGCTTCTTTAATCCCGCGCCCATTTGTCGCGCAACTTGTTAGCAGCGTCGCCAGCGTCAAGACGATTAACATTCGTTTGAACATCGTTTGCCCCTTTTACGGTTTCGACTTCGGTTTTTGCGGCGTCGCGTGCGGCGTCGATTTCGCGAACTGCGATTTCTTCGTTACGCTTGGTTTCCGCTTGGGCGGCTTCTACCTTGGCTTCGGCCTTGCCCACACTACGCGAAGACCGCATGGCTACGAACAGCGCCCCGGCAAGCGACAAAGCGGCCAGAATCCAGCCGCCAAAGCGTTTCAATCCTGCGAGAATAAGCGCGGTCATGTTCTACCCCTGCAACGTTCTTCCGGCCTGAAAATCGGCCAAGGAAAGCCCGCCTGTATATTGGAAATGCGGAAATTCGCGAAAGGTTCGCCAATCGCCCGCCCATTCAAGCCCGCAACTTTTGCCAATTGCGCCGATTCGTTGCCAAAGCTTCAAATCTTCGCCAGTAGTTCCCCAAACAGGCTTACCGTTGCGAAGCGGTACAACGTCGAAAGCGACGCGCCAGTTATGCCAGCTTTGACCGGCCTTCGCGTTCGTTACCTTGCGACCCGGCGCGGTTCGGCCTTGGGCATAAAGTGCGTTTTGCGATTCGGCGTCGCGATAGGTAGAAGTTACAATAACTTCGATACCTTCGGCCTTGCAAAGCGCCAGAAAATCGCGGGCCTTTTCTTCGACGACCGGGTTAAGGTCTTCAAGCTTCCGGCTGTTTATCATTTTCTACCCCTTTCGGTTCAAGCTTCGTTTGTTTGATTGCGCGGGCAATCAATGAAGCAACGAAGATAACGACGCCAATAAGCGGCATATAGCGTTCGGGAATTGCCGCCTTCAAGTCGCCGGGCATCATGGCCCAAGCCGACAAGGCAACGTCGGGAAACGCGATAAGAACGCCGGTAATCGCCGAACCGATGATGCCAAGACGAACCGACCAAAAGCGCCAGAAATTGCGCCAATCTTCGATAAGTTCAAGTTTAATTTTGTTCATTTGTCGATTCCTTCGCGCCAATGATTCGACGATAGACAGTTTCGAAACCCGCAATTGCGCGCGTTCCCATGTGCCCCGAAATTGCGATAAGAACCGCCGACATTGTTTCGCTAATGCCTGCGGAACGACAGAAATAAAACGTAATCAATCCGGCGAACGTCGAAACAACAAGGTCAAAAATCAATTCTTTAAGTTGGAATTTCTTTCGACCGCTTCGAAGCGTCGTAATATGATTCACAACCCCGCCCCAAGTTGAAAGAAAAAACGTCGTAAGGTACGGCATAAACTGGCGCAACCATTCGACAAATAGCGCCGTATTGTTCGGGTCTTTTTCGGGCATGTTTGGACGTTCCATAATTGATTATCGCATTTAAGGCGAATGATACCCGCATTTAACACAAAATGGAACAAACAGGCAAGAACAAGCCCGGCGCAATGGCCGGGCTTGTTGTCGAATAGCCCCGCGAAGGGCTACCGGGCGACGTTTAGGCGGTACGCCAAACACGCGCGCCCTTAACGCCGTTTTCTTCGACGCTGCGAACGACGAACTTACGGGTTTCGACCATGACGGGCACGACTTCGCCTTTCTTGTTGGTCTTGGTCGAACCGTCTTCGGCGGGCACGGCGTAACGGGCGGTTGCACTGGAAACGGTCGAAGCAAGCGACTTCGCGGCATTCGGCTTGCTTTCGTCGTTGGCAACGAAGAAGCTTTGGCCGACTTCCAGTTGGTCGAACGGATACACGTTGCCGCCGCGACCGCGACCGGAAATCGCAGGAACGGGAATGCTGTCTTCAATCTTAAACATGGTTTTCACCTTTTCAGTTTTGCCGGTTTCGGCGGTTGCGGAAGTTGCTTCGGAAGTTGCATTGTTGCCGACAGTTGCGCCGTTGTCAAGGCTTTCGATACCAGCTTGCGTTGCGCGGGTTGCGACTTCGCCCGCTTCGTTGGTCATCGCCGGATTGATTTCGACCAAGCCAGCTTCGACAAGCGGGCCATGCACGGCGACAGGCGTAAAAAGACCATTTGCGCCAGCGGCGACGATTTCAGCAAGGCCGATAACGGCGGCGATTTTCTTTGCTGCGGATTTCTTGGTTGCCATTTTCAAAACTCCTTCGAAGGGTTAGTTACTGCGGTTAATGTCGCTTTGTTGCTGCGACGGTTTGAATTCTACGCTAAAGTTTCCGTATGTCAAGCGGTCAAAGCGAAATATTTTTAAATTTTTTCGGCTTGCCGTATTCAGCTTCGCAAACCTTCGCATAAGTGCCTTCGTAGTCCGGCCATTGGCCCGACTTTACGTTTTCGCAATATGAAATTTCTTCCCGTTTCGCGTCTTCATAGTCGAAATGTCCGACAATCCCGAACAGCGCAACAACTGCGACGGCAATAAGAACGGTTTTCGCTTTCATGTGGGCAAGCCTTTTTCGTTGAACATGCGATGATGTTACGGCAACTTCGGTTGCTTGTCAAGCATTACGGCGACATTTTCGACGCCTTCGCGTGCGACCTGTTGCGTTAGAAGAATTGCGTTTTGTAGTTCGATAAAGTTTCGGATTATCGGATTGTTCGGCCCTGTTACGGTTTCCGAAAGGTCAATAAGGTCTTGAAGCGCGTTATATTGCGCCGTTAGTTGCTGATACATTGCACCGCTTGCGCGAAGTACATTGTACCATTCAGGCGCTACGCTTCCTTCGGTAAAAACGATTTTCGCCGGTTCGGCTTCTTCGGTATTGACCGACAAAACGTTTCCTTCGTCGTCGCGAATAAGCCAATATTTCGCCAAATCTTGATGATTCATACTAAGCCCCTTCAAACATAAACAGGCATTCGACGCCCGCGTTAATAAATACCTGTTCGGCGGCTTCGGCGGAAGCGCGCCAATCTGGCGATATGTGCCCACAATAGGCAACGACGCGGCTTATCCCGGCCCGCGCTATCTTTTCGGCGCATTTGTCGCACGGAAACAACGGCGAAACGTACAGGGTATAACCTGCGACCGATTCGGCGTCGTGCGTTTGGCGCAATGCGTTATCTTCGGCATGGATTACGACCGAATGTTGTTCGTCGCGCGTCATGCGCAAAAAGGCTTCGTCGTCAAAGCCGCGCGGCGGGCCATTGTAGCCAAGCGACGCAATCGACTTATCCGGGCGCACGATAACCGCGCCGATACGCTTTCGCGGGCCTTTCGACCATGCGGCGACGTGTTCGGCCATTTCAAGAAAGCGCGTATCCCATTTCGACAGGCTGGCGCGGTCAGTATAGATTATCATACGACAAGCCCTTTTCTTTGCGCATACGAATAACCGTTGCGCGTTCGACAAGTTCGCGCATCTTCTTAGCCTGCCGAACTTCGTTGTATTTCAGTCTTGCAGCGTTGCAAAGCGCCGCGATTGCGATAAGCCAACAAATCGTCGAAAGCATGATGATTGCCCCGTTTCGTTTAGTTGGTTCAAGTTTCGTATAAGTTCGAAGCTTTGTCAAGGGCTACGTTCGAACTTTTCCGGTTGCGTCGCACATATCGCAATCATGCCAATCATTCGGCCCGGTTTCGTAGCCTGCGACGCCTTGGCACTTCGGGCAGGTTTCGACGCAAGGCGGGTCGTTGGCACGCATCAAAGCCGCGATAAAAAGGCCGATGCCTGTTCCGATTGAACACCAAATAAAAGCGGAAAGGGTAAAGATTTGTTCGAACATTGCGATAACTCCTTAGTAATAGTCCGGTTCGTCGAAATAATCGTTCTTCGCGTCGTCCATTGCGGAATAAATTGCTTCTTCAATGGCCGATTCATCGCGCTTTGAAAGGCGCTTGTAAATCCAATCGGCGGATTCTTTCTTGCGCAGCGGGCGACCTGCGATTTCAACAATTGACCAATCTTCGAAGTAATCCGACATTAGCCCTACGTCGGGTTCGGCACGGCAAGCCGTAAATTCTACGGTAATTTCCAACCCGCCCATAACTTTTACAGTTGCTTGCATGGCCGTAACTCCTTTGTTCGTTTCGATGGTTCAATGATACGAACAAACTTCGATGCTGTCAAGCCTTCTTCGCAACTTTCTTCGGTTGTTCGAAGTTCGTTGCTTTCTTCGTTAGCGACAAGATGCCTTCGACAGTTGAACGCTTGCCGACGAACACGTTTCGCGGCTGGCATTCGCGATACAACAAAAATTCTTTGTTGTCGTATCCGCCTTTTTCTACGATGAAACAACCGCCTTCCTTTGCAATCATCTTTGCATGGCGAAGCTTCGTTAAGTCTTGGTATTGTGCGACCATATTACGCCCCTTGTTGCATATATTGTTCGATGATATGCGCCGCTTCTTCCCATGAATAGCAAACGCACCAGCCGAAGCCCTGCGATTGTACGAACGCGCCGAATTCGGCTTGGTCGTCACTTACGCCGCCTTTCGACGTAGCCTTTACCGGCTTTTCGCTAGGCTTCTTCATTTCGATATAAAGGCCCGACCAACCGCCCCGGCGAACTGGTAAGCATACGTCGGCAACGCCAGTTCGCACGCCCTGCGCCTTCATTTGCGAACCCCGGATAGCGCGCGACTTCGCATCGTCGCCCCGGCTTCCGCCGTTGGGTATATGGTGCAACCAACGAAGTTCGGGCCAGCGTTTGACCTGCAACGCGGCCCAAGCGAATAACGCGGTTTGGTGCGCCGCTTCGGTTCCTGATTTTGCCAATGTTTCGGGCGTCATTTCAAACCCCTTACGGCAACTTATGGCGGTCGCGACAAGGCGCGCAAACGCCGTTGATTAAACGCGGCATATCTTCGCCGCATCGTTCGCATTCGCCGGGAACCCCTTTCGGAATTTCGGCGGCTTTGCGTCTGATTTCGGCAATGTCTGCGGCTTCCTGCACTTCCATTCGGTCGGCTGTTTTGTCGGCTTCGTCTGCCATTGTTCGCCCTTAGTGTTTGGTTATGGATTCGTCGGCCATCATATCCGACAAACTGACAACTTGCAATTTTGCGCCTTTCGTGATAGCGCCCCGGATGATTTCCCGCAGTTCGGGCGGCATGGCCTGCCAGACTTCAACCGGCAACCCTTCCGGCGCTTCTTCCGCTTCGCCTTCCTGCGCTACGCGCTGTTCGAACATGACGCGCCCGGCCAACAAGCCCAATTCTTCTTCGGCCTTCAAACGCGCAAGACCATTCGAAGCGACTACGGCAAATTCGGCCAACGATTCGACCATTTCCAAGGCTTCTTCGCTGATACCGGCTTGCCTGATTTTGCAAATGATGCACATTTTAAAAACTCCTTTGCGGTTAATGTTTCGTTACTTTACTGCAACTTCGAAGCTTCGTCAAGATTCATTGAAAGAATTTTTATTGACGCGATAAACCGTTGCGTTTGTACCGAAAAGTTCGTTCGCTTCTTCTTCCGTAAGCTTGCGCAAGTAACCGTCGCTTTCCAGTTGCGACAATGCTTTTTTAATGCCTGCGGTTGAACCTTCGGCATCCTTCTTAAACGTCGCTACGTTGGCAAGCCGTCTTTGAACGTAAGCGTAACCAATGCAACCGGCTTCGCGAAGCTTCGCGCCTTGCGCGTCATACTTTATAACTTGTGCTTCTTCCATTTCGAAAAATTCAACAATGGTTCGCTTTGTATGCGAAACCTGTTCTTCGTCATTCGACAAAAGCGGCTTAATCTTGTTCGGTTCAAGCGACGCATAGAACAACGAAACATCGTCGTTATTGCCAAGCCTGCGAACTTCGTAACCCGCTTCGCCGTGGTCGATTACGACAATTCGTTTCGGCTTATAGCTTTCGGCCATCTTGCGCAACATGCCCACATTGAACCCCGGCGCAATCGGGAATGCCTTATATACCGGAACGCGGCTTGCGGGTTCCATTGCTTGCGCATGGCGCATAAATTCGCCGCCTACTGGCGACGGTTCAAGCCAAACAGCGTCGGCAGGCTTTGCGGTTTCGTCTTTGGTTTCGACTTCTTCGTTCATGTTCATTACTCCTTCGTTAAGGTTCTTCAAGCGTAGCCCAAGCCGGGCAGATTGTCAAGCGTTAAACGTAAAATTCTTAAACTTCCTGCCGTTCTACGGATAGAAGGTCGAATATAGTAGTTAAGTCGTTGATAAACATAGATATATAATATCT